TAAGATTTCGTCCTGAAGTATTAATTGAATAATGTTACCGTTGCCGATAAAGATCTTATTCTCAACCATGGCTAAACTTGTAGCAAATGATACCATAAAGCGGAATGCTTCTAAACCGTAACTTGCATGTAGAGCTAACCAAATTGCTTTGATATGATCACGCTCTTCAACTTTGTTTCCTAATTCCTTACGACAGTTAATTACATGTAACTTATCGTAATAGTTGCCAATAGTACTGGCCATGCTAACAATTTCTGCGGTGTCGTGAATTGTGTTAAACACATCTTTTGGCACGTTGTAAATGTTACGAATGATGTGACTGTAGCTCTTACTGTGAATGTTAGTTTCAAAGAAGCTCCAATTACTAATAAGTGCTTCCAGTTCTGGGATACTCACAACAGGACCAAACACCTGATTAGGTGCGCGGCCTTGCAGGCTGTCTAGGGCTGTTTGGCGTAATAGGTTACTGGTGAAGATATGTTTGATAGCATCACTGGCATCTTTAAAGTCACCAGCATCTTTGGTTAGACTAACTTCTTCAGGTTGCCAAAAGAAACCTCTGGCTGTTTGTTCAAAGTTGGCTACCTTGTTATACTTAACTTCCTCAAAGCGTTGGATAGTTACCGGACCCGCTGGGTCTAAAAACATCTTACGATTAAGATAGTCTGTTTTAGTACTTAAATTGTATTGTTGTTTACTCATAGTTTACATGCCTCGCAATCTTCGTCTGTTTCATCTGGTTGTGCAGCCAATGTTGGTGCAATTTCCGCATCTGCTTTTGCACCTTGTTTATTGATCAAGCTATAATAGAATGTCTTAATACCCCAGGCATGTGCCTGCATTAAGTTCTTAGCAATCAATGTAGTTGGTACTTTACGATCTGCCCAGTGTGCCGGATTGTAGAATGTGTTAGTACTAATTGATTGATCAACGTAGGCTGCAATAACAGCCGCAGTTTTTAAGTAGCCATCACAGTCTTTCTGTTCCCACATAAGTTGATAACGATTTTTAAGTTTGTTATACTCTGGAACTACCTGTATAAAGCTACCTGCCTTACTTTCTTTAACTGAGATTAAACTCATTGGCATTTCAATACCGTTAGTTGAGTTAATAACAACACTAGAGCTTTCAACTGGTGCTACTGCCATTAGTGTAGCATTACGTACACCATATGATCTCATGTCGCTACGTAGTTGTTCCCAATCTAGTTCACGTGATGGGGTAAAGTCTGCAAGTTCATTAACAGCTTTGGCACGACCTTCCCAAGGAAAGTAACCTTTACCATACCGAGTGTGTTCGCTGTGTAAGCAAGCACCGCGTTCTTTAGCCAATTCAACTGTGGCTTCTGTTAGATAAAATGCTTGATGTTCCATCCAGCTTTTAACTTCTTGCAGTGCATCTGCTTCACCATAGCGTAAGTTTTTCTTAGCATGCCAATAAGCAAGATTAGTAATACCAATACCCAAAGGTTGTATTTCATCGTTACTTAGTTTACTTTGTATGCTTAGGAAATCTTGATAGTCTAAGATGTTACATAAGCTACGTTGTAAGATACGACAAGCACGTTTCATGTCTTCTGGATTGCGGAAAGCACCCCAATTTATACTACCGAGTGTACACAGGGCAATGCGACCATTGGCGTCATCTAAGCGTTTGAAACTCTTAGTGGGTAGTAAAATCTCGCAACACAGATTGCTTTGATAGATTGTGTGATATTCTGGGTCAAATGGACCTTGGTTCATAACGTTGTCAATAAACACAAGATAGATACGACCAGTATCTGTACGTTCTTTTAGTATGCCGCTTTTAAATACTTCTTCAGCTGACATTACTTTCTTACGTAGACCTTTTTGCTTTTCGTACTTGACATACAGTTCTTCGAAGCGTTCTGTATTTTTATAAAATGCTTCATACAGGTCAGGTACTTCGTTAGGATCAAAGAACGTAATGTTTTCTTTGTTCTTAAATCTGCGCCAGAACATAGCGTTCAGCACAACACCGTAGTCCATATGGCGTACACGTGTTTCATCTGTACCTTGGTTATTCTTAAGTACAATTAGGTCATCGAACTGATGATGCCAAATTGGGTAAAACACTGTTGCGCTTGCGTTACGGATACCGCCCTGGCTACATGATCTTAGATCACCAAACCATTTTTTAAGGAAGGGGATCATGCCTGTGTGCATGATTTCCCCGCCTCGTATAGGACTCCCCAATGGGCGCAAACGACCTATCTCTAGGCCAATGCCAGCACGCTTGCTCGCGTACTTGGCCATCATTTCTCCGCTAGCAAATATACTATCCAAGTCGTCATCACTGCGAATAAGCACGCAAGAACTGAATTGTTTTGTTGGCGTGCCAAGTCCAGCAAGCACAGGAGTGGCAAGAGTAAACAGACCATCACTAGACGCATTGTAATATTCCTTGATATATTTTAAACGCTGGCCGTGTAATTCGTTGTGGAATACTGTGGCTGCCGCTACCATATAACGTATTTGTGGCGTTTCATAAATTTCTTTAGTAGCACGATTTCGTACTAGATACTTTTCAATTAGTTGTTCAATGGCTGCATAGCTATATTCTTCATCTTTAGCGTGATCAAGAAGTTCATTCATCTTGTCCCACTCTTCTTCAGTGTACCATTGTAGAAGTTCCGGAGTATAGAGGCCAACTCCGATGTTCTTCTTAACAATTTCCAATAGGTGTGGAACTTGATAGTCACCGTAGACATCTTTACGTAGCATACTTAAGCGTTGTTTGCCTGCTACGTATTGATAGTTTACATGCCCAACGTCCGGGTCGTGTTCAATGTCAATTAGGTCTACAATGGCACGTAGGGTTAATTCGTCAATTTCTCTGGTGCTAATTCCATCGTAGAAGTGCGGTTGTGCTTTGATCTCAATCATACTCTGACTTACATCAGCTATACCTGCACAAACTTTACTTACTTGGGCTTGCCATTTACTAACGTCTAATGGAACGATGGCTCCGCTACGTTTTTTAACTTGAATATTGCTCACTTGATCGCCTCTTATTTTAATACTTGTCTAATTGCAAATCTTTACTCGAATATTGATACAACAAATCTAACTTACGTTCTTCAATCTGTTTTGTATTTACTATCTCAAAGGGGTAGTAATTAAGAATATATTTTCCGCTGTCAATCCACACTAAATTGTGTCTACTCTTCTCTTTGTAGTCATAATACATGCGAAACTCTATAGGAGTTGCTTTATGACTAGTGAAGTATATAGTATACATTATTCCTAATGCTTTAGCAACGTCACAATAGTAGTTTTCGGCTAATAAAGTCCAAGGATCTGGCCAATTAGTTGGGTTATTTGGGTCTAGGTAATAGGTAACAAATGGAGCACTGCTCCACATGGTATTTAATTCGTCAATAGCTTTAGGTAGTGATAAGTCACTTAGCGTGTGGCGAAAATCCTTCCACTGCGCTAATCTATCGTTAACTCGCAGATTCCAAAAGTTTGTCCACATATTAAACTACTGTTCTAAGATCTGTATAAGTGTATGTAAGGTTGGCACTGTTACCTGTGCTGGTTGTTGTATAACCTAATACTGCTGTATTAGTTATAGTATTCCCAGTAAAGTATAGGGTAACGCCAGTAGTTGATGTTTCAGAATAATTATCCTCAAACGCCACAGTGGTTCCAACATAGTTTGTAACACTAATAGTGCCCACTCGAGCCGAGGTGCTTCTTGCAATTTGATAGTTGATAACTTGGCTTGTTAGAGAATCTATACTAACATTACCAATATTGACAATACTAGATTGGTTGTCTGTTAAGGTTACTGTAACTGGAGTTAGATTACCTGTAGCTGCAATTAGGTTAGCTACTTCGGAATTTAAAATAGCAATATTAGCATTAATAGCATCTAAACTGACACCAATTGCTCCAGCACTGTATTCAGTTAAGACTTCAGTGACACCAGTGATTGGTGCACCTTCTGCTAATGTGCCTTTACCAATGAATAGTCGTTGACTGTCCACACACCAACCAAACTCACCAGTGTCTAATGCTGGTAGGTCTGTGGTAAGACCACTACGTACTTGTATTTTGCTAACGGTAATAACAGCCATATTCCTAACCTTCTCTTATTCTTATATTTATGCTAGTCGGTAATACTGCTCAACTCTTGCTAACCAACGTTCAGTCCATAGATCCCAATCGCCGCCTTCAACAGTCCAGGTTTGAAATTGTACTTCTTCGCCCGGCTTAGGAGCCACTGCCATTAAGATAACGCCTTGTTGTATGTCAGTTCCGTGTGTTTCGTTGTGTGCTAGTCCATAGGCACATAACTGGAGGAAATAGTCTTCAATCCACTCTGTTTTCTTAGGTTTATTAGTCTGTTTGTAGTCAATAATAGCTGGCTTTGACTTGTAAACTCCGCAGGCGTCAGTAGTACCAGCATAAAGTCCTTCTACGTATAAAGGCACTTCTATGCCCCACATTTCATTAACATGAACTAGCCCATTGTCTACAATACTCTGCGCCATGCGATAGCTTTGTTGACTAAAAGGATTAGTTCCAGGCTCGCCCATGTTACGGTCATTTTTAACATAATCTTCTAACCACTTGTGCATACGTGTTCCACGATTAGCGGCTTCTGTGGTTATTTCTTGTGCTTTGGCTTCACCAATTGACTTGCGCCAGTTAGCCAATGCTTCTATTTTTTCTTTGGGTTTGGTTTTATCTAAGATTGTAGTAACACTAGGAACTTTGTTACCACTAGGAGTAGCGTATAAACGCTTGCCTTCTACGCTTTCGCGTAAGATAGGAGTATAGTTGTATTTTTGTATAAGCATATTATTAGTATATATGCTTTATCTATTATTGTCAAACAGTAAATGATTCGCCACAACCGCATTCACCTGTGGCATTGGGATTAATAAATTCAAATCCCTCATTAAGACCTTTCTTTAACCAATCAACAGTCAACCCGTCTAGATAAACTAAACTTTTACTATCAACAAAGATCTTGGCGCTGTGGGCTTCAAACTCTATATCGTCAGTATTAGGACTATCAACAAATTCTAAGACATAGCTCATACCAGAACATCCACTGGTTTTAACACCAATCTTAATACCTACGCCCTTGCCTCTTGCTGCAAGACTTTTGGTAATCTTTTCTGCGGCTAACTTTGTTAAGTTTATCATTGCTTTGATCGATAGTCTGCTATAGCTGATTTAATAGCATCTTCTGCTAGTACCGAACAGTGTATCTTGACAGGCGGCAACGCAAGTTCTTCAGCAATCTCAGAGTTCTTAATCTCTTGAGCTTGGTCGAGCGTACGACCCTTAAGCCATTCAGTGACAAGACTCGAGCTCGCAATTGCGCTTCCGCAACCATAAGTCTTAAATTTAGCATCGGTAATAACTCCATCTTCAACTTCAATTTGCAATTTCATCACGTCGCCGCAAGCAGGAGCACCGACCATACCAGTACCTACATTAGGGTTGTTCTTATCTAACGTGCCAACGTTGCGTGGGTTTTCGTAGTGGTCGAGTACTTTGTCTGAATATGCCATTTTAATTCTCCAATAGTATAGTAAAATACTACAGTATTTATAGCGTTATGTCAAGTGTTTTAGAATAAGTCAGCGTCTCGTTTTTTAGCTGCACGAGTAGCCATATCGCTAACGGTGTCAACTGGATTTTGAGTAGGATCGCCTTCTTCAGGTGGAATAGTAGTAGTTTCTTCACTGCCCAATTCACTATCAGGGCGAAGTTCTACTGTGTCTTTATTGTATGATTTAATTAGGTTTTTAACAGCTGGATTGTTTTCACTAGCGGCTACAAGTGCATCGTAGTCAAAAGTCTTGTCAGTGTTTAGGACCATATTGATAAGACTTTGTGTGCTAATTTTTGCAGGTTTATCTTGATCTTTGTAGCGTTGGCGAATTAACTCCAGAGCAGTTGTTAAGTTAGCTTCTGGAGTATTTACAGGACTATGTAGTAATTCGTTAATCTTCACAATTAACGTAGTTCGCGACCGAGTTCTTCGCCGCCGGCCGCAGCATCAGTAGCAGCAAAGCCGTCTGACTCTTCTGCGTCTAAGTCACTAGGAGGAAGTTCAGTACCTAAGTCACCACCCATATCAGGGGCACCGCCCATGTCCATTGGTTGTGGGGCATCACCAGTTAAGATACCAACGCCACTGTCAACACCTTCACGTGCAGATTGTAGGTTTTGCATTAGTTGATCTAATGTAGCACCAACTGCATTTTTAAATGCATCAGCTTGCTCACTACCAATTTGATCACGGATACTGTCAAGCAATTGTGGAAGTTGTTCATTTTGCATTTTACCAACTTTTTCAATGGTGTCTTGAATGCTGTCAACCATATCTTTAGCAGCTAATAACACCTCTGCATTACCAACTTCGCCTTCATTAATTTGACGACGGTTTTGGTCTAACCAAGCTGAAAGACCCTCACGTACAGTTAGTAATTCCATATAACGTGGATTACGTTCTGCTGTGTGTATGCTTGCTGAATGACGAATTTTGTTTAAATTAGCGTCAATAGTTTCACTTAAACGTTCTGCTTTTTCAACAGTTAATTTGTCAAAGTTAATAGAAAAACCAAAGCGGCTTTCCATTAGTTTGTTAATCTTTTTAGGCGATGTTTGTGCCATTTCTGATAGTTTCATGGGTGTTATGTCCTAATTACAGTTTTATATATTTAGCCAGATCTAAATTTTTCTTGATTTCTTTCTTGGCCTGGGCTATGCGATCCATAGTTTCTTGGTAGCGAGTGCTGTAAAACTCCTCACCCCAAATATCACCATTCTTTTGTGCTTGTTTATAGCGAATACGGTACAATGTGGCGTCAAATTCTAAGCGATTTAGCTGACTATCTGCCTCTTTTATATTATGTGCTAGTTTGTATTGCTGCTTATGTAGAGCTATGCAATAGAATATAGCGTCTTTGCGATTAAAAAAATCAAACAGTTGCGAGTTACCTTCTACGACACGCCAACACTGTTCATCTATCTTTAATACACGATAACGGCCTACTAAGACATCCGTGCCAATTTGATAACATACTGGCATCTCGCTAGATGCAGTTGTAATCTTTTCTAGTTCTTGCTGGGTAAAGCGTTTGATTTTTTCTACGTCAAACGATTCGTTAGCGGATGCGTTTTTTGTAGTAGATTTTGCCATCGTGATTTGTGCGTAGTAGAACATCTTTAACTGTTAATTGATTAGCCAGCACCTGCTCACGTTCTGTTAAGTGACCTTTGGCAATAGGAGTATCACCAACGAATCGGTCAAGCACTTCTGCTTCTTCGTTAGTAATTGGTAGTTGTATGTTGTTGATGAGTTCTACTATCTTCATATCAAGTATTTATTACTTGAAAAGACCGTGGCCAATATAACCAAGTAGAGCTGATAGGAGCACGCCTAGAATAGTAATAGTCCAACCCATAACGGTTTTACTACGATCTTCCATACGGCCTTCGAGACTGTCTCTGATACTTACTAGATAGAGTTCTAGTTTGTCCATACGTTCGTCTAAATTTTGTAGTTTAGTTTCCAAGTTAGAGTACCTCACGGCACAGATTTCAACGTGGGCTTCTAGACTCTTTTTCTCAATGTCTGATGGTGATGACATTACTTCGCTCCTCAATGGCGATGCCTTGATAATGTGCCCTAATCGGTTGCCTGTTATGTGCCTTAATAAATGATGTTTAGCATCAACTAGTATTTATGGTTTATACTAGAGTTTTAAAGTATATGTTATTCCATGGGCCTTTGGGGTAAAACAATGCAAGTTCTGGTTTGGCTGTTTCACTTAAGCCTAGGATGATGGGAGTAATTTTAAAGTCGTACTTGGCTAGACCAAACTTGTCTGCGCCTGCTTGATAGATGTCTGCATAGTCTACTGCAAATTTAAAAGTCCAAATGCGGTGATATCCATTGTAGTTAATACCAAAGTTATATCCCTTTTGTACATGGTCTGAAAAGTTATCAGTTTCTAATATAGTAGGTTGTGTACGCAGACCTATGAGTTGTTGTACGGTTTCCCAATTGCGTTGTTGGTTTCGTTCAAACTCTTTATTAGTCGTGTGATTGGTTACTCCTGTTGGAGTGATGTCAATTAACGTAAAACCTTGATATAGATATTGATTGGCCACTAGGTATTTATAGCCAATAAAAAAGCCCTTATAAAAAGGGCTTTTTCTATTCAGTAACTAATTGTTTAGATTAGTATGTGAAAGCTGCTACAGTAGCGCCTGAAACACCTGAACCGTTAACTGCTGTGTTGCAGTATGCTTGTAAAGATGTCATACCAGTTGCTGGGCTTGGAGCTGCACCAGAAATTGCTACGTGGAATAGGTTACCTGATAGTGGTGTACCTAATAGTTCGATAGAACCAATTTGCTCAATTGCTAAAACTAGTTTTTCATAGTCTGAACCTACTGCTAGATAGTTTACAGCACCTGCTGCAACACCTGAAGTTGACCACATGCCTGCTGAAGTAACTGTGTAGTGCGTAAGGGTACGGCCTGTAATCTGTGCATTACCTGGTGAACTACCATCTGCTGGACGTGCGCCGCCATTTGTACGTGTAATTGTTGCCATTTTTAAATCTCCTAAATTGTTTTTACGCTTTCGCGCATACTTTTATTTATGCTTTAGACAAAAAATTGGTTCTACTAAAGGTCAAACGATCAACTAATTTAATAGCGCCGCCATCGTGTCCTATAGCCACAAAGCCCTCTGGACTGGTTACTTTATAGCCGTCGTTGGTCTTTTGGAATGTGCCAATGCCTTCTACTTGTTGTAGTTTGTTTAGGAGCATGTGTTTTAATTCAATGATACGTTTGTAAGTGGCTAATACGCCTATTAGGTTATTGCTGTTATCTGCTATCCATTGCTCTTTAGCTTTGATTTTAGCCACACGGTTTTGTGCCACTCTAGAGTTAAGATCATCGCCAACACCCTTCATCATTTCTTGTTCATAATTGTCAATAAAATCTTGTAGGAATTTAGTAGGATTGGTAATTTGACTACCTGCACGAATTTGTTTATTAATAAAGGGCTTGATCATACGATTAAACTCTTTATCTGTCAATACAACATCAAAGCGTTGTTGTCCAATTTTATTCATAGTAGCCGCAGTAGCCGCTAGATATTTTTCTATATCAGCATTTTCTTGTGGGGTTAAACTAGCAATACCTGTATAGTCTTTATATGTAGCATCATCGAACCATACATCTTTAGTCTGTGTAAAGCCAGTGACATTGGCACCAAACTGTGCAGTCATTGTGTCAATTGAGTCACCAACATAGGTAGTATGGAATATAATACCTATTCGTGCTTGAGCAATACGTTGTCCTAATTGACTGTTAACTGGAACAGCGTAGGTAATTGTGTTTGGGGTAAACACATAACAATCTTCATCGTTTACGTTTACAGTAGTTACATCGCCCGGTGTAAACATCAAATCGCCCTGCACAACTCCACCAATACCTAGTTTACTTAGATATTTTAATGCGGCTTCTAACATATCTGCTAGTTCGGGTTGATCACCGTACCAACCCTGTATGTCTTTGGTACTTTTACAGCGTTTAGGTGTACCTTTGGCAAATACACTCTTAGTACCTACAAAGAAACGACCATCTTCAGGGTCGACGCCGCAGATAATAGCCGGACTACCGTCCCATTTAACTGTTAACTGTGTTGTGGTACCTGTGCCTTCTGCTAGCATATGACGTAGACTATCGATGTAGTTTAAGGCTTCTTGTGCACCTGCCCAACCTTTGTTAAACAATAGGTCTTCTAAATGCTCAAGATGAGTGTTCTTACTTTCTGTAAGTAACCACTGTGGAGTTTGTTTTTTAATTTCGTATAGTTGCATTATGCTCGGGCTTGCTGTTGTTTTAACAGTGCTTCTAATTGTTTTAAATCGTTTGGTTTAACGATTTGTTCTTCACTGGCAGGAATAGTCCAAACACCGTCACTCCATTTAACAACTTCTTCACCACCAGGTGCAGTAACTTTGCCTATAATGGTTGGCTCGTTAGCTTGTTGTGTTGGTTGTTGTGTTTGTGTTGGTGCAGGTGTTTGTG